ATATTATGTGGGACGGGATTTTGGGATAAATAGTTAAATAAATGACTGACTTAGATACTAACATCGACGAAAATTGTCCAATGTGTGGGAAGCCTGGAACTGTGAACGGAGAACCATGTGTATCTTGTATGTCGAATCAGGTTGAACAAGACATACAAGATCGGGTTACACAGGAATCAGATGGGATCACGCCCGGAGATGATGCAAATATAATTGATAGTAAATTTATTACGAAATGTCTTTATGAAAATTCTCTGGGAGACGCGACGCTTTACGCGAAGATGTTCCGGGATAAATTTATCTATTGCAAGGGGCAACAGGAATGGTACTCCTGGGACCAACATCATTGGCGCATAGATATAATGGATGGGTCATCAATTGCCGTTGAAGATGTTGCTAAAAAATATCTCGAAGAATATTGGAGAACAGCAAATGAAATTTCTTTTCTGGCTGCGGGAGGCGCGAAAAAGGGTGAACTCAAAAAACTATACGACAAATGTGAGGCGCTGACGGAACGTGTCCGGCAGCTTAGGGGACATAACCGCAGATCGCAATGCCTGAACTTTGTCCACACCATCAAAGACCCGCTTGCGATATCCGGAACGGAGTTTGATAATAAGCCGATGCTCTTTCCATGCGCGAACGGCGTCATCGACTTGGAGACAGGACGCCTGGTGAGCGGAAACCCGCGTGATTATCTTTGCGCGTCAAGCCCCATTGAATACCACGGCATCACCGAACCGCCGGAATTGTTCATCAAGTCGCTTTGTGAAATGCACAACTGCAATGGCCCGGACGATGACCGGTCAATAGTCGATTACATCCAGCGCCTACTGGGGTACGCCATCACAGGATTTGCGCACGAAAAAGTTTTCCCGATCTTCTATGGCAAGTCCGGATGGAACGGGCGCTCGTTGATTCTGGAGACCGTCAAAACAATCCTTGGCTCTATGGCCGCTCCAATTCCATCGGAGATGCTGTTGTCCCAAAAGATTGCCAAGTCCGCCTCCGGACCGAGCCCGGACGTTATGTCGCTGAAGGGACTCCGCATCGCCTTCGCCAGTGAAACGGATGAAAACCAAAGATTCAGCGCCGCTAAAATCAAATGGTACACCGGAAACAATGAACTCATCGGCCGCTGGCCAAACGACAAGCGCCCGATCCGCTTCAACCCGACGCACACGCTCATCCTGGAGACCAACTATCAGCCGGCGGCGCCGCCCAACGACCGATCCTTCTGGGAGCGTGTCCACCTGATCCCGTTCAACCTCAGCTACGTCAACCGGGATCCGCGCGAACCTCACGAACGCCGCGCCGACCTGAATCTTCGTGACAAGCTAATCCCGGAATATTCAAAAATCTTGGGATGGCTTGTGGAGGGATGTTTAAAATGGCAGCGTGACGGAATCAATCCTCCGCGGATCGTCACCGAAGCCACAGCAAAATATCGCGCCGATGAGGACATGATCGGCGACTTCATTGACGAGTGCTGCGCACGCGAGCCGCTGGCCAAAGAAAAGGGGGCGAATTTATACAACAGGTTCGTCGCCTGGTATCACGACAACCACGGTCAGAAAGAACCATCCGGCACCTGGTTCGGAAAGCAACTCGGTCAGAAGTACGAAAAAAGCAAATCCGAGGGAGTCATCGTCTATCACGGCCTGCGCCTGAACGACTATGAAATTAAATAAACAGGGATACAGGGAGGGTTTGTAGTAATGCGCAACAACATGAATAAAAAATTAAACACAGCATCGAAATCGGCTACAAACTATCCCTCTATCCCTAATTACCAAAAATCAGAGGGAGGGTTTGAGAAATTCGCAAAAATCCGCGAAATGCTCGTAACATACCGGAACAACAAGCGGAATGTCGTGGATACTCTGGTTTGTTTGATTTTAACAGGGAGGGTTGGAGGGTTCAGTCTTAAGCCAGCCCCTGAGGTATTTTTTTTAGCTCAGGGGCTGGATATAGGATAAACCCTCCAACCCTCCCTGTGAACAAGGGGAGGGGATTATAATAATCTTTATTATTGTAATGAAAATAAATAGATATAAAAAAAAGAGAGAAGAAAGAAGACAGGGAGGGTTTGGTGAACGTACTTGAACTTGCACAAAAACATGTTCGGCTTAGAAAAGTTGCCAGCACGAAGGGCGGAGAATGGCAAGGTGCATGTCCATGGTGCGGCGGAAATAACCGCTTCCATGTCTGGCCGGAACAGAATGTCGGACGAGGGACATATTGGTGCAGGTCGTGTGGTAAAGGGGGCGACGCCATTAAATTCCTGCGCGACCATGATGGTATGACGTATAAAGAAGCCTGTGATTACCTCAATATCAAGGTGGATGAAAAAAAGGAATACACAAAACCGGACATACGCCCGCACGAATACCAGCCGCGCGAACCGCAGACACCGTCGGAATTATGGCAGGTCAAGGCCAAAAAGTTTACATCCTGGGCGCAGGAACAACTAAAACAAAACGCCGATATCCTGTCCTGGCTTTCCGCCCGCGGGATCACCCCAGCGGCCGCGGCGAAATACCGACTCGGCTGGAACCCGGGAGAGGAAGGAAAAGACATATACCGGCATCGCAAAGCATGGGGACTTCCGGAAATTATCAAAGAAAACGGAAAACCAAAGGCCCTGTGGCTTCCCATTGGACTGGTCATCCCACAGATAACGGACGGCGCCATCCAGCGTATCCGGATCCGCCGGCCTGAAGGAGAGCCCAGATATTATATTCTGCCAGGGTCATCCAGCGCCATCATGATACTGGAAGCAAAACGCGAAGCCTTTGTTGTTGTCGAATCAGAATTGGACGCCATCGCCTGCGCGTCATCTGGAGGACTTGCCGGCGCCGTCGCCACCGGATCTCTGGAGGGTAAACCTGACGCCACTGCATTCTCCGTCCTGAAAAACGCAAAACAGATATTGAACGCGCTGGATTTTGGCGACGAGGGCGGAGGAAAAGAAGCAGCAAAACGCGCGATAAAATGGTGGTCGGAACATTTCCCGAAAACAAACATACGCTGGCCCGTTCCACGGGGAAAGGATCCGGGTGAAGCATACCAGATGGGGATTGACCTTGAAATGTGGATTAAAAAAGGGTTGTGGCCGGTCGTGCTGCTGGCGGAGAAAAAAGCCGTCCCATCCATCGCGCCTGCCAGAGAAAACGCAACAGCGGGCAAGCCAGTCCTGCCATCCGAGCAAGAGATGACAGACATAGTCGCAGCTCGCGGATTATCGCCGGAAATTGCCGAACTGTGGGTGCTGCTGCGCCGCAATCCGACGGTTCGGATCATCAACACGCAGGAACGATTCACCATCATGCGCGGGGACAAGCCAGGCGCCGGCGGACGGATACAGCAACTTGTTTTATCCGTCCCGTCTGTAATGGATTATATTTTGGCGCATCCCGCGGAAGTAATAACGTGGGAAAATATTATGGGTGCACAGGAATATAACGGAGAATAATCAATGAACGCCACGAAAATATTTCCGACAATTTTAATCATACTCAGTATCGCCGCCGGAATCATGTATGCCATCAAAGGCGACGCCCGCCATGCCTGTTACTGGTTTGCGGCGGCCATACTGAATATTACCGTAACCTATTAGGATCATGACAAAAGACGAACTTGAAATATTACTGACAGACAAGCCGATCGAGATCAAGACGCGGGGGGCCGTCCTGTTCAACGCCATCGGCGCGACCATGTCGGCGTATAACCAGGAGCGTAGCGTCGCCAACCTGCGCAACATGGAAGCCGCCAGAGACGCCTTCGACCGCTTCGTCGCGGAGCTGGGCGGCGGAGTTTCCAACGACACATTCGATAACCTGATGGCCGTACTGGAATATCTGACCGGTAACGGATGGAAAGCCGCCAGGAACAGCCTGTATCGCCACCAAAAACAAGGAAAGCTGCTACCGGAAGCCGACGGAAAATATAAACAGCGTGCAGTTGATAAATATGCAAAAACATTCTTGAAACAAACATCAACCGGAAGGCGCCTGCAGGAAACGTCAGACGAATTACAGCGCCAGATTCTGCAGCAAAACAAAAAACTAAAAGACATTGAAATCAAAATGAACGAGATTGCCCTGCAAAAAGAGCAGGGCGCCTATCTCCTGGTATCTGACGTCAAGGATGCCGCCTTTGCCCGCGCCCGCCAGGTCCGCGACGCATTACTGAACATCCCGGACAGAATATCATCCATCCTGGCCGCCGAAACAGATCATGACCGAACGCGCGACATCCTCGTCGCCGAGATCCGTCAGGTCTTGGAAATACTGGAAAAAACGGAGGAAATCAAAGCCGATGCTTGACGCCGCAAAAATATATAACGCATCCTTTTCCGCCGGCCTGCGTCCCGATCCGGAACTTACCGTCGCGGAATGGGCCGACAAATACCGGATGCTGCCAAAAAAATCATCAAGCGAACCGGGAAAATATCGCAGCAGCCGCACGCCCTATGCGCGGGAGATCATGGACGCGCTGACCTCCGCAAGCGGTATTCAGGAAATTTGTGTCATGAAGGGGACACAACTCGGCTTTGCCTTGTCAATTGACACTCCAATTCCTACGCCGACAGGCTGGAAAGATTTGGAGCGGATAGAAATTGGAGACGATGTATTGGATGAAAAGGGCGACCCTTGTAAAGTGACTTACATAACTGAAATAATGAACAATCATCAATGCTATCAAGTTCATTTTTCTGATGGAAACATTATAAAATGTGACGCTGATCATATATGGACCGTGTGGGATTATGCTAATAAAATAAGCGGCGAGTATGTGAGAAATATTGCAACCATAAAAACCAAACAAATATATGAAACATTTTACGAAATACACGGACGGAAAAGAGGCCGCAATCGTTATGGGATTGACGTAACAAAGCCGCTCAATTTGCCAGAGATAAATCTGCCCGTTGATCCATATATACTTGGGTTATGGTTAGGCGATGGTAATCGCTGCTCAAACCGCATAACAACTCATGTGGATGATGCGGCGGAAATGTTGTCATATATTTTAAGCAAAGGCATTTATGGAGAAATTATTGAAAAGCATTCAAAGGGAAAATGCCTTGAAATTGTTTTAAATAAACCACACGGAGAATGCCAAAGAGGGCACAATCTTAGTGAAGTAGGAAAGTTGCCGCATGGCACTTGTCGCGCTTGCCATCGAATAAGAAGCGCAAAACATAAACTTCCGCCGATCATATACAATAGCTTTCAAAAGGCGTTACAATCAATAAATGTATTCAAAAACAAGCACATACCATCATTATATCTAAGGGCGTCACAGGAGCAACGACTGGAATTATTACAAGGGTTAATGGATACAGACGGCCACATCACCAAAGAAGGATATTGTGAATGGTATAGTTGTGATGATAAATTGACTAATAATGTCATGGAATTACTGACAACATTAGGAATAAAACCAAAATGCAAAAAGAAAGGCGGCGGCAAATTATGCAAAATATACGACGGAAAAGAATATATCAGTAAATCGATAAATTGTGTCACATTTATGTCATTTATCGAAATGCCGGTTGTAAAGTTAAATAGAAAAAAAGCACGATTAAAATCAATCAACGAAGCGCGGTCAAGTGAAGTAACTCAAAGACGCATAATTAATGTAATTCCTTGTGAATCATTCCCTGTCAAGTGCATCCAGGTTGACAGCGAAAGCAAATTATATCTTTGCGGGAAAGGGATGATCCCAACCCATAACACCGAAATCGGAAACAACTGGTTCGGCTACGTGGTGGACATATCGCCAGGCCCCATGATGATGATCTTCCCCACGTCGGAGCTCGCACAGGATCACAGCAAACAGAAATTACAGCCGACCATTCAGGAAACCCCGCGGCTCAAAGACAAAATCCGCGAGCATCGCCAGCGCGACAGCGGGAACACCATCTCCACCAAAGAATTTCCCGGCGGAATACTCTTCCTCTCCGGAAGCAACTCCGGCGCATTTTTCCGTTCCAAGTCCATCCGGTTTTTATTTCTGGACGACATTGACGGCTTTGAGCATGACATCGGTGGTGAAGGCGATCCCGCGGAACTGGCCCGTAAAAGAACGGACACCTACGGACCCCGGAAAAAAATCATGGAAGTCAGCACGCCAACCATCAAAGGCGTCAGCCGCATCGAAGCAAGCTTCCGGGAATCCGACCAGCGCTATTATCATGTCCCGTGTCCCTATTGCAAAACCATGCAAAAACTGGAATGGGGCGGCGATGGAGCGGATTTTGGAATCAAATTCACCCGCGAACCAAACGGAAAAATTAAAGACGTCTGGTATGAGTGCCGCGCCTGCCACAAGCCGATTGAAGAGCATAACAAACGCAAAATGCTTGAGCATGGCCAATGGATACCGGAACAGCCTGGAAAAACAAAGCGCGGATACCAGATCAGCAGCCTGTATTCCCCATTAGGCTGGGTCAGTTGGCGGCAGATCATCAAAGAATTTCTGGAAGCCAAAGACTACAAAGAGCGGCTGAAAACGTGGGTCAATACCAGGCTGGGCGAACCCTTTGAGGAAACCGGCGAACAGCCGGAATGGGGATTACTCAAAACCCGGTGCGAACCATACAACATCCTGACCGTCCCGGCGGGCGGGCTAATCCTCACAGCCGGCATCGACACTCAGGACAACCGCCTGGCCGTCGTCGTGCGCGCCTGGGGACGCGGCGAGGAATCCTGGCTGATTCTCTGGACTGAAATCTATGGCGACCCCGGACAGCCGCAAGTCTGGAAGGACCTGGACGGATTACTGGGACGATCCTACACGCACACATCCGGCGCCGAACTGCGCATCATCTCCGCCGCCGTGGACACCGGCGGACATCATGCCAGTGACGTCTATAATTTTGCCCGGCGCAAATCCCCGCAAGTCATGGCCATCAAAGGCGCCAGCCAGCCGGGTAAACCCATCATCGGTCGTCCAACGCCTCAGGACGTCCTATGGAACGGTCAAAAGATTCCCAACGGTGTCCAGCTCTGGCCGGTTGGAACCGACGTCGCCAAGGGCGTCATTTATTCGCGCCTGAAAATCGGCAAACCTGGGCCAGGCCACTACCATTTTTACATGGGAGTCCCGGACGACTACTTCGTGCAGCTCACCGCGGAAAAACTTGTGACGCGATATGTTAAAGGATATCCGCGTCAGGAATGGGTTATGACCGGACCGCGCAACGAAGCCCTGGACTGTGAAGTCTATACCTACGCCGCCGCCATCCGCATTGGAATCCACACCATGGATTGGGACGCATTAACCAGGACGATATTCGGCGGACAACAGGATGTCGAGAAGACCGAACCCAAAAAACGCGAAGAAAAAAATAAAACAAATTCAAGGTGGTGAATATGATGGAAGAAGCAAGGGCTGATTTACTGTCCGGGATGAAAGAGATTACAACATGCGTCCGATCCATTGGCCTTCCGTCGAAGGACGATACCGTGCTGGGCTACATCATTAATTGCGGAATGCCGGCCAAGAAGCTGGGCGGGATATGGATAAGCAGGCGATCATCCATTATCAAATGGGCGCTGGAATATTGTGATCCGGACAAAAAAGTGACCTTCCCCGAAGAACCACCAAAACAGGAACCGGAAAAGAAAGCGACATCATCGGTATCGATAAAGAAAACGGAAAACAAGAAAGCATGTAGGGCGCGGTCCCCGTACGCGCCGAAAACATTAACCACATAGTTCAACTCCAGCAAAATCGCTGATGATATTTTAGACGCGGAGGAAACACATGAAAATTAAGGACCTTAAACCGGCGGGCTACAACCCGCGCAAAATCAGCCCGGAAAAACTGGCGGCGCTCAAGAAATCACTGGAAGAATTTGGCGACCTGTCCGGCATCATCTATAACACCAGGACGCAAACCGTCATCGGCGGACACCAGCGCATTAAAAACATGGACCCGTCCTGGAAGATCATCAAAAAGCCGCAGACCGACAAAACCGGAACCACCGCCGCCGGCTATGTCGAAACCCCGCACGGACGCCTGACCTACCGCGAGGTTGACTGGCCGGAAATCAAAGAGAAACAGGCTAACATCGCCGCCAACCAGCACGGAGGCGAATTTGATGACGACCTGCTCAAGGAACTGCTCGACAATATGAAACTAGCAGATCCGGAGCTGGATATTGAGCTGATCGGGTTTGATGAAAAAGAAATAACAAAACTACTCTCGGAAAACGCCACCTTGAAAGCGCCGGATCGGAAATATAAAGACCTGACGGCCTTTGAAGTGGACGACGTGATCAAAGCACAAATCGAAAAAGCCGAAAAGATCGTCTTCCAGTTATCCGGCGGGCGTGACAGCACGCTGGCCGTGATAAAGATACTGGAACTTACAAAAGATAAAGACCGTGTGGCTGTGCATGTGGATACCGGCGTCGAATTTCCCGATCTGCTGTATTTCATGGAAAAATTTTGTCTGGAGCATGATCTGCCGTTTGAAGTCATCCACTCGCGAAAAAACTTCTTTGCGCGATATGCGGGAAAGAAAGAATGGCCAGACTCTATATTTCGGGACTGCATAGCGCCGCTGATCAATGACCCATGCGAAAAATATATTAAAAACTCCGGGAAGAATTGTTTAATCATTCGCGGCGGCAGGAAGAAACAAAAAACCACGCGCAGTAAATCAGACCTTTATAACGAAATGAGCAACGGGCGAAGCGAGCCCGTAAAGTTATTGAATCCTTTGTTTTATCTGACCGACGACGAATATAATGAGCAAATAGCGATGATTCCTGTTTGGCCGGGATATGAAAAAGGATTTTTGCGGACGGCCTGCTGGTGCTGTCCGTTTCAACAGCCGCAGCAATATATGGCCCTGCAAAAGCATTACCCGATGTTGTGGGATCAAATGCGCGAAATGGCTCTGACATGGGTTTTTAAAGAACATGAAGGTGACGGAAACGTGAAGCGATTCCGGAAATATTGGGATCAATATAAGGATTAAAACGTATTGATGATCTTGATGCCGTTGGCGGTCAAAAGTTTCCCGGTTATTCCGCGCGCATCACAAGACGGCGACCACTGGCAAAGAATCGCCGTCTTGCATTTATACTTCCTGGCGATCCGCAGTGTTTCCTCCGCGCCGGACACAAACGCCGTCGTGACATCCCTGCCGGTTACGTTTTTCCGTTCGGCCTTGTCCGCGCATGTCTCATACACGCGCCCGCCGCGCCGTTTAACTGGCGGCCTGGGTACCGGCAAACCGCCCAGCACTTCCGGGCAGACCGGAATGATAACATCTTTTTGGTGCGCTGCCAGGAATCGCTTGACAAACGCGCTACTAGGCACCGGTTTCCCGTGCCATCGGCACGGCTCTCCCAGCAAACATTGTGATATTAAGATATTCATACCGCACGCATAACATACCAACGGGGGCATGTCAACAAAAAATCAATTAAAACGAAAACTTAGGCAATATCATTAGAGATTTTAAAAAATACATAACGCATCATCGATCAACTCGTTCAGGGCGGGCTAAACACCAGCACTTTTTTATGCAAAAAACACACAAAAACGAAAATAATCAATAAAATCAATAATATATGTATCAAGAAAAAATATAAAAAAAAAGCTTGACAATCAATAAAATATCATTATAATAGAGCCATAATCAAGCCGGGATTGACCACCCGGTAAATAAAAAACGAAGGGAGAAAACCACCGGGGAGACCAATCCCCGGTCCGGACGGGCAAAAACATTATAACACAGGAGGATCTTACATGCAAAAGAAAACCAAAAAAAATGTCAGCCCGCGAGTATTTGAGGAAACGCAGAAATTTTACGCCGATCATTTTGATTCCATCAACGCCGGGTGTGAGTATATCCTGGAGGCATTCCCGGAATTGTATTCCCACACAATCCACGCCATGCGCGGGAAATTTACGCGCGGGGAATTGATGTTGTGCATTGACGTCATGAATGGCCATTGGTATAATCCGCCCGGGGCCGGACAGGAAATGACGCCTAACGTATCCGATGGCATCGCCCTCGACAACCTGGACGCAAAATGGAAAATCGATGGGTCCGTGCTCAATCAAAAATTGGCCGGCCTGTCTATATTTGAGCGAGCGTGTCTGGAAATCTGGATTCAGGCATTCTGGGCGCAGGACGATCACAGCAATATCGAGGAGTATGTCGCCGCGCTGACGGAGGTGGCAAAATGAGACCATTGACGGTTTAGCTGCGCATTCACCGTTTTCCACCCCCAAAAAGCCCCGCAAAGGGGCTTTTTTATCGCCTATCGCCTATCCTGTTGCTTCTTCAGGCGCCTGTTTAAAAACCTGTCAACCCCAAAGATCACCCTAATATCCCCCTGATTTCCCCAAAGATGGGCCGTTCTTGCCCCTGATTTCCCCAAAGATGGGCCGTTTTCCCCCAAAGTTCCTTTTTGCCAAAAAACACGGGTGTAGTCTGTCCGCAAGTTTAATCCATTTTTTGGGAGAGCTTATGACCTTCACCACATGGACAGCACTCTACACGGCCATGCTGGATACATTGTCATCCGGCAATGCTTCCATCGGATCCGTCAGCGCGGCCGGTAAGACCATCACTTATAAAACAAATAAAGAATTTATGGAGCAACTTTCCTTCGTCAAAATGATGGCCGATCAGGAATCCGACGCTGCTGTTCGCCGCACCTATGCCAAGCAGGGAGGTCGCGGAAAATGAAGAAGAGTCTGAAAAACATCATCCCGCGAGCCGCAAATAGCCTGATCAACGTCATTCCGCCATTACGTCGCATCCGAAACGCCATGAACCGGGCGGAAACCAATTACATCTTGAAGCGCGCCGAAATGTATGCCGCCGCCAAGACAACCAGGCTTACCGGCGCCTGGAACCCAACCAACGCCAACATCAATGACATCATCGGCGCATCATCTCCGTATTTGCGCGCGCGTGTTCGACAGCTTATCCGCGATTTTCCCTATCTGGCCCGAGCCGTCCGCATCATGGTTGATTATTCCATCGGAACAGGCATTCAGTTTCAATCCACCGTTGACGATGAAAACGGAAAACGCGATAAAAAACGCATCACCGCCATCGAAGATGCCGTCAAATGGTGGATGGATGAGTGCGACGCAGCAGGCAAATTACATTATTATGAAATCATGCGCCTGGCCAAGCGACAGGACCTGGAGGGCGGAGAATTTCTTATCGTCAAAACATTTCCCAAAATCCCAAACCAATATATCCCCTATAAATTGCAAGTATACGATATCGATTGGCTCAGCGGATCGCATGACAATTACAGCTCCGGCGGTATTAAAATCGACGCCGCGGATTCCACCACCGAAACGCGCCAGGGGATTGAATACTATACACAGACCGGCCGTGTAAAGGGCTACTGGTTTTGCGATCCGAACTATGGCGGGAATGAAGTCTATGTTGCGGCGGAAAATGTAGTGCATGGATTTGAAATGCTCCGTCCGCAGCAGTTGCGCGGCGTTTCGCCGTTTGCGCCCGGCATCCTGATTGCCAACGATTTGAATGCCTATCTGGACGCGGAAATCGACGCCGCCAAGATGGCCGCCAAATGGCTGGCTATCGTCAAGAAAACCGATCCCGGAATGGCGCAATCAAGTTTTCCGATGCAAACCGCGTCCAACGGAACGGATGTCCAGAAGATCGAAGAACTGGAAAATGCCATTATCGAATATTTGCGTCCCGGCGAAGACATCTCATTTTCGTCAGCCAACCGTCCCGGCGCTACGTTCCAGCCGTTTGTCCGCTTGATCCTGACCATGCTCTCCATCACCACCGGCGCGCCCTACGAGCTCATTTCCGGCGATTACCAGGGACTGAATTTTTCCACCGCCCGGATCGTCCGCAACGATTTTTCCCAGCAGCTTCGCCCGATCTCATCACGCCACGTCAGGCAGTTTGCCGTTCCGACAGTGCAAACCGCCATGGATATTTCAGTTCTGTCCGGAAAGTTAACCCTTCCCGGATATTGGCGGAACCCGCGCCGCTGGCAGAAATGCGAATGGCAACCGCCGGGAATGGACGCCGTTGATCCGCTGCGCGAAGCGAAGAGCCAGATCGAATCGATCAGTTATGGATTGAAATCTCCGCAGGAAGTTGCGCGCGAACGCGGGCGCGACCTGGAAGACGTTTACAAGGAAATCAAAGCCGCCCAGGATCTGGCCAAAGAGATGGGCTTGGTTTTCGAATCGGCTGACACGTCGGATAAAAACAACCCGGCGGCAATTATAGAAGAGGATATGTAGGGCGTGCTCCCCGAGCACGCCGCGGGACATAGGGCGTGATCCTCAATCACGCCGCGGAATGTAGGGCGGGCTCCCCGAGCACGTAGGTAGAAAAGGAGGAAAAAACAATGTCCACCAGAAGCAAAAAGAAATTACGCGGGCGCATGAATTACCGCGCCGGAAACGAGCAGACCAATTACCGCGGAGCGGTCATATCCTTGCGCGCGGAAGGTCCCGGATCGCTGGACGAAAAGAACCGGTCCGTCGAAGTTGTCATGAGCACGGAGTCTCCGGCGATGGTCCGGGACTGGGATCGCGGAATTATCAGCGAAGTGCTGTTGATGTCCGGAGCGGAGGTCCCGGAAACAAAGCAATTAGTATTACTGGACGCGCACAGCCGATATGAGACGGCAAACGTCATCGGCTCCGTCCGTGAGATACGCATATCAGGCGACCAGATGATTGGCCGTGCCTATTATTCCAGCGCCCCCGAGGCTGAAAGTCCCTGGATCAAAACGCGGGAGGGTCACCTGACCGATTACTCCATCGGCTATCGAGTTGATGAAGCGGTTTGGGTGCCCGAAGGCCAGACGGCCACCATTTCCGGCCGCGTCTTTACCGGCCCCGTCCAGGTAGCCACCAGGTGGACCCCACGTGAATTGTCCGCGGTCCCCATCGGAGCAGATCAGAACGCCAAGGCGCGCCGGGAAATTGATCATAAACTAAAAACCATCAAGGAGGAAAGCAACATGGATCCGAAAATCAGAGCAATGCTCGAAGCAAAGGGGCTTCCCGCCACAGCCACGGAAGAACAGGCCGTCGCGTTTTTGGAACGAATGGAAGTCAAAACCGGAAATAACCCGGACAACGATCAGGAAAGAGCCGCGCAGGAGGAAAAAATTCGCAAGGAAGCAAAAGGTGAAGAGCTGGAGCGCATCCGCGAAATTGATGCATTGTGTCAGCGTTATGAATGCGCCGACATGGCCCGCGAACTCATCATCAGCGGAAAAGATGTTATTGACGCCCAGCGCGCCATTTTGGACGCCGTTATG